TATTATATATCTATGGAACACCCGGAATGTAAAGGTGGCCACGCGGTAGTAAAAGAAGAAAACGACGAATTAATTACCTGCCACGAAACACACGAGGACGCTGAAAAACATTTAACCGCACTTAATATAGCTATGGAAGAAGAAAAAGCTACTGATCAAGATTTAGAAACTAGGGCAGTAGATTTAACCGCACCCGCATTTATGAAAAAGAATATGCAACGCGGGTTAGATAATCTTAATAAGGCAGGTAGTGGTTTAACACCTAAGACAATACGCGACGCTAGAAGTATTATTAGTAGCGGTAAGGTTAGCCCGGCTAAAGCAAGGTTAATGTTTCCGTGGCACGCTAGACACCAAAGCGGTTTAAAAAGAGAAAAAAGTAATCCTAACGACCCTAAAACTTGGCGCGGTAGCGACGTAGCTTTTTTATTATGGGGTAGCAATCCGTGGACAAACCCTATGCAAGCAGGCGAGTGGGCTAAACGTAAAGTAGAACAACTAGCTAATGAAGAAAGAAATCTTGATCAGCGCGCACCTAGTGAGCCGGCACCTAAAAAAGACCAAATTAAAGGTAGCGATAAAAATAAAGAGGGTAGCGCTAGCGGTAAAAGTAATAATATAAGTTTTAACGAAAGCACAACTAAAGCTATTAAAACAATAGTAGATGAACATAACGATATCGTTAAAGATATGGCTAGTTGGCGTAAGTTAAGAATTCCTACCGCTAGAGCGGTAGTTAGACGAGGTTTTGGTGCTTATAGCGGTTCACATAGACCCGGCGTAAGCAGGCAAGCGTGGGGTTTAGCTAGGCTAAAAGCTTTTAGTTATTTACTACGTAACGACCGACCAAAAAATACTAAATACGTTGGCGACAACGACTTACTGCCGGAAAGCCACCCGCGTTTTAGTAAAGTAGAAAAAAAGAGCGACGTTTTTTATGACATAAAGGGCGACGCTATGTCATTAACAAGTAATATATTAAATAATAAGGTTAGGATTAATAACGTGAATAAAGAAAAAGAAAACCGCAGCTTTAATTTAGCTAATGTAGAAATAAGAGAAAATAACGAAGGCGAGTTTACCTATAGCTTTAGCGGTTACGCTAGCGTATTTGATAAACCATACGGAGTTAGAGATAGTAAAGGAACTTATACCGAAACAATAAAGCCGGGCGCGTTTAAGAAAACACTTCAAGAACAAGACGACGTTCGCTTTTTAATTAATCACGACGGTATACCTTTAGCTCGTAGTAGTAGCGGTACCTTAAAATTAGAAGAAGATGAATACGGATTATTTGTCCAAGCAGATTTAGACCCTAATAACCCTAAAGTCGCAGAAGTTGCAAGCGCTATGAAACGTGGCGACTTGAATGAAATGTCTTTTGCTTTCGCAGCAATACGCGATGACTTTAGCGGTGAAAAAAGAGATGTACAAGAAGTACGACTATTTGATGTAAGCGTCGTAACTTACCCGGCTAATAGTTACGCGGGTGCTACTTTAAGAGGTTTAGATATTTCCGAAAACCTTAAAGAATTAGTTGAAAGTAGAAATACTGATCAAGCCGTAAAAGTTTTAGAGCAAATAATTGAAGAACTAGATAAACCTAGCGAAGAAGATGAACGCTCTAAAAGTAATCCTAAATTAGAAGTCTTAAAAATTAAGATGAAAAAAGACGGATTACTCTAAGACGTAACGCCGGTTTTATAACCACCTTACGCACTAAGTACAAGCAAATTAATTACATAAAGGAATTAAATTGAAAAAATTAATTGAGTTAAGGGACGCTAATGCAGTAGAACTTGATACTTTAGTTAATGAAATGGAAGAAATGGAATCAGGCGAAGAACTCGACGCAAAGTTAGAGCGCTCAAATGTTTTAGTTTCCGAAATTAAAGAACTAGACGAAAAAATCAAGGCCGACGCAGATATGCGACAAACCCTTAAAGAAGTTGAGGAAAGTAGAAAATCTTTAGATATTGAAGACGAAGACATTTCCGAAACACGTATGGAAGTTAAAGAGCCGGATATGTACCGTAAAGGTGGAGAAAATTCTTTCTTTTCAGATATGTATGCAGCTAAATTTAACAGCGATTATGACGCACAAAAAAGATTATCCGACCACCAAGATTTCTCTAAAAGAGATGTTGGAACAGGAGCTTTTGCAGGCCTCGTAGTACCGCAATACCTCGTTGAAGATTATGCACCACTTGCAAGAGCGGGCGCTAACTTTTATAACGCGGTTCCTAAAAGACAATTACCTGCTTTTGGTAACAAAGTAGAAATTTCAAGAATTACAACAGGATCAAGCGCTGCTGAACAAGCAAGCGAAAATGCTGCTGTTTCCGAAACTAATATGGACGACACTTTATTAACTGTAAACGTTGATACAATTGCCGGTCAGCAAGACGTTTCAAAGCAAGCCCTCGATAGAGGCGGACAACCGGGCTTTAATTTGGAAGATATTATTTTCCAAGACCTAGCTGCTGCTTACTATACAAAACTTGACAATTTACTACTTAACGGTTCCGGTTCGTCCGGGCAACCATTAGGACTGACTTCTGTTTCCGGTGTTAATGCCGTGACTTATACAGACGCTAGCCCTACAGTAGCGGAACTATTTCCTAAAATAGCCGACGCTATTCAGCAAGTAAATTCAAACAGGTTTGCACCTGCTACCGCAATAATTATGCACCCTAGACGTTGGGGTATGATTACTAGCGGAGTAGATAGCTCTAATAGACCTCTAGTACTACCTGCAGGCAACGCACCGCAAAACGCTTATGGCGTAGGCGACGCTGCTAAATATGGAGTAGTAGGGCAACTATTAGGTATACCGGTAATAACCGACGCTAATGTTGCAACCAACTTGGGAACAGGTACTAACGAAGACGAGATTTATATCGTTAGAGCCGAAGACCATATTTTATTCGAGCAAGACGTGTTTACAGCTAAGTTTGAAGAAACTAATGCCGGATCACTTACTACTAAGTTAGTGGTTTACGGATATGTTGCTTTTGCTAGCGGTAGATACCCTGCCGGAATATCCACCATTGGTGGAACAGGATTGGTAACACCAACCTTTTAATTAAATTAGTTTTAGTATGTCGGGCAACCGACATACTGAAACTTATAAAGGAAATTATGAAAGATAAAAAACAAATAATAGAGGCTTTAAAGAAAGAATTAAAACATTATGAATTATATAAAAAAGCTGATAGAGCCGAAGATGTTAAAAAAGAAATTAAAGCGCTTGGCGGCAAAATTGAAAATAAAGCTGCTAAACCTAAAGCCGAAAAAAAAGTCGTAAAGAAGTAATTATGCCTAAAGGTATTGGCTACGGTAAAAAAAATATGAAAGGTCGTAAAGGTAAAGGCCGTAAGGGTAAGTAACCTATGGCTATTACTAACGGGTATATAACCCAAAACGATTTAAAAGAGTTCGTAGGTATACCTACTAGTGATACTGCGGACGACGATTTATTAGATAACGCTATTAACGGGGCTAGTAGACAAATAGACGCCTTTTGCGGACGTAAGTTTTACGCCGACGGATCAACTAGCGCACGCCAATACTTTACACACGATTTTTATAGATTATTAGTCGACGATATTTCCACCGCTACGGGACTAGTAGTTAAATACGATGATGACGACGACGGTACTTATGAAGTAACCGTACCTAGTAATGAATTTCAACTACTACCAATTAACGGTGTTGTAGGGGGTATAGAGGGTAGCCCTTACTACATTATTCAATTAAATAGCAACGGTAGTTACGAGTGGCCTACTAGTAATACTAGTAATAGGCCTTATGCAGAAATTACTGCTAATTGGGGTTACGCTACTACACCCGAGCCAATAAAATACGCTACTAAAATGTTAGCTAGCGAGCTTTTTGCTATGCGTAACGCACCTTTAGGGGTAGCTGGCGTAGGCGACTTTGGGGTAGTTAACGTACAACAAAATAGAGAAGTAACCCGTTTATTAGCACCATTTCGTAAGGCTAGCGTTTTAGGTGTAGTTTAATGGCCGCCCTACAAGATGTCCGGGACGGTATTAAAACTACTTTAGAAAATAATATAAGCGGTTTAAGAGTTTACGACGTAGTTCCAGATTACGCTTTAAACTTTCCGGTAGCAATAGTTTTACCGGTAAATATAAATTTTAATATAGCTATGCAAAGAGGAACTGATCAGTACACGTTTGACATTTTAGTAGCCGTAGAACGAGGTAATAGCCGTACCGCACAAGATAAATTAGACCAATATATAACAGGGCAAGGTAGTAGTTCACTAAGGCAGGCTATATTTAATAATAGAACGTTAGGCTTAGATAATACCGACGCGACTATAACCGGCGTAAGTAATTACGCAGCGGACGTTAACTTAAACGGAATAGACGCAATAGGAGCTAATGTAAGCTTAGAAGTTTATACTAAAGGAAGTAGTTAATGCCTAAATTTAAAATAATAGGAACAAAAAAAATAGACGGTAAAGAGCCGGGCAGCACAATAACCCTAGAGGACTTAGATAAAATAATTACACTTACTAAGGCCGGGCATATTGCAGCAATTAGTAAAAAAGAAAATTTAAAAAAAGTAAAAAAAGCACTTGATCAAGGAAATAAAAAAGATGAGGTTAAAGATGTCAAATAATTGTTGTGGGGCTTGCCCTAATGGTTGCGGTGGTAAGTAATGGCTAAATACGTATTTACGGACGGTAAATTATTTTTAGACGGTTACGATTTTAGTAGTAATACTAACGCGGTTACTTTAGACGTAACGGTAGATGAGCAAGACGTTACTACCATTAATAGCGGTGGCTTTAGAGAAAGAATAGGCGGTCTTAAAGATAGCACTATTTCTATAGACGGCTTTTACGAGGCAGGGGCAGAAAAACCCGACGCTTTATTAGGAGCTAATGTAGGTAATGAAATTATTTGCACAATAGTTCCAGACGCCGGCGTAGGTAATACAGCCTACTTTTTAAAATCTAAATTATTTAGTTACTCAATACTAGGAGCTATAGGCGAAGTTGCGCCGTTTACAGTAAGTAAAAGTAATAGCACCGATAAAGTTGTAAGGGGTACTATTGAAATAGATAGCGACATTACCGCTACAGGATCAAGCACCGGAATACAATTAGGCGCAGTAGGAGCAACCGAAAGCATATACGCTGCCGTACATTGTACCGGCGTAAGCGGTACAGGTACCCCTACTATTACGTTCGTATTAGAAAGCGATGATAATTCGAGCTTTACTAGTGCTACTACTAGAGCTACGTTTACAGATATAACCGCTATAGCTAGCGAGATTAAAAAAGTAAGCGGGGCTATTACAGACGATTATTATAGACTTTCTTACACCGTTAGCGGTACTACACCTAGTTTTAGTATTCACGCTACGCTAGGCATAGAATAACCACGTCAACCGGCTATTTTAAGCCGTTCTGACGCCTTTAAAATTCATAGTTAAGCAAGTACGCCTACCTACTAAATATATATAATTTTCATAAAAAAACCTTATTTTAAAAGACTTATTTAAAATAATAAGGTATATTTGACTTATAAATTACTTAGGGAGTAAAAATGAGATTAAACGAAATAGAAGTTAACAAACAAGAAAGCAAAGCCGTTAAATTTATAGCGCTTAGTACCGACTTAAACTCGAATACTAAAAGTATAGATTTACTTTATGCTTTAGACACTTTAACCGAAATAGATACTAAAAAAGTTAGTACTATGAAGATTAGGTTATTACTACAACAAATAGAAAACAGTTACTAGGGGGTAAATAATGAGTAAAGCAAAAAAAACTTTATTAAGAGTTAAAACTGAAAGTATAAATTTAGGCGTAAGTGTTTATACCGATTTTATTAATTTAGCTCATCATAACGGCATATATAAAGAAATAGATTTTTCTAAATATGGATATTTAGAATATGTTTTATTTGCCGAATGTCTTAATCTATTTGAAAATTTAGGATATGACCAACTTACCGAAATAATAGATGAAATAGAAGATACATTTTCAAAAATCGTAACTTAACTCTCTAAGTAAAAGTTACGTACGTAAAAAGAGCCGGGTTTATCCGCCCGGCTTTTTTAATGTCATATTACGCCCGTCTTGATCAGCGCGACTTAAAATTTAATTATTAAGTAAAGGAGTTAAATTGGCAAAGTTTGTATTAACAGACGCTAG